AGAGACTGTCTGGAGAACTACAAGCTCGCGATGTAAGATCAAAAGCCAAAGCTGCAGGATTAATACCCTAAAAAATAATTTAATATAAATAATTTTACGATTTAAGGATCCTTTGAATATGAAAAATAATAAAAAATACACAATCTCTGAAGCTGCTGCCGAGGCTATGGGTCTTGGCGCTATTTCCGATGGAAAGCCTGATTATGATGTCTCTGGAAGAGGTTCAATGACCCCTCCACCTATTGTTGCTGGTGTCCCCGCCACCATGCCTGTGGGAGCACCAGTTGTTCCCAATACAATGGCTGCAAAAAGTATGGCCGCACCAATTGAATCGCAAGCTTCTCAAGAACAAGGTGAAGAAGAAACAGAAGAAACAGAAGAAACTGAAGATTCTGAAGAACCAACCGAAGTTGAAGAACAAGCTCGGGCGCAATTCCGTAACGCCCTTATTTCTTTGCTCGGTGAAGATGTAGACCAAAAAACCGTTTCCCAAATTGAGGGAATTTTTGAGGCTGCTGTCAACGACCGCGTAGAGCGCACAGTTGCTTCAATAGTTGAAAGTGTTGATGGCAACGTTAAAACCTATCTTGATACAATCACAGAATCTTTGGTAGAAAAGGTCGATGATTATCTTGATTATGTTGTAGAAGAATGGATGACCGAAAATGCAGTTGCAGTCGAACAAGGAATAAAAACTCAAATTGCAGAAAACTTCATTAATGGTCTCAAAAACCTTTTTGAAAACCACTACATTGACGTTCCAAATGAAAAGTACAATGTTCTTGATGAATTGTACGCCCAAAACCGTGAACTGGAAAACAAACTAAATGAAGCCGTCAATTACAATATTAATCTCCGCAAGGAAGTTGAATTAACTGAATGTGCTGGAATTTTTGTTGCCGAAACACGCGATTTGGCTGATACACAGGTTTCCAAACTTCAATCGTTGATGGAATCGGTTTCTTTTACAAATCCAGAAGAATACCGCGCTAAATTAGTTGCAATCAAAGAAAATTACATAAACACCACAAGAGTTTCCGCTCCATCTCGTGCACCCGAACCAGAGCAAACTTTTTCACCAGTCAAGGGCAATCCAACAACTTTAGTAGAAGGATATGTTGGAGCCTTGGGTAGACTAAACAAAAAAGTCTAATCACAAATTTTACTAAATAATTTTACCTCACAGGAGATACTTAAAAAATGCAATTCGCAGACAACACACCATATGATGTATTAACCGAGAAGTGGGAGCCCGTGCTTGGTCACGAAGCCCTTCCTTCTATCCAAGATGACTACCGTAAGAAAGTTACAGCAGTTCTTTTGGAGAACCAAGAACAAGCTCTTCGCAGCCAACACCTAACAGAAGATACTCTGGGCGGTAATAACCTTGGAATGCCGGTGTCTTATACCAATACAGGCTCGGTTTCTGGTTATGATCCAGTTCTTATCTCGTTGGTTCGCCGTTCCATGCCAAACTTGATGGCCTATGACATCTGCGGCGTTCAGCCAATGACTGCTCCAACCGGTCTCATCTTTGCCATGCGTTCGAATTACCAATTTGCTGGTCAAGGAAGAACCTATGGACAGCCCGGTTACGCCGAAGCCATGTTCCAAGAGCCACAGCCAAGCTTCGGTGGTTGTGGTTGGACGTTACCTGCAGGATACAACGGTCTCTCTGCTGGTTTTGGTTTAATTGCTGGTAGCTCATTGAGCATTCGTCCAGCAAACGCTGCTGCTTTAAATAGTCTTCGTGGTATTCTCACCGGAAACGGTGAAGGTATTGGTGCAACTGCTGGTGCAGGTGGTGCTGTATATGCTGCTTGGAACCAAATGTCCTTCACAATTGATCGTGTTGCCGTACAAGCTCGTACACGCGCTCTAAGCAGCAACTACACAGTCGAATTGGCTCAAGACCTCAAGGCTGTTCACGGTCTAGATGCTGAAGCTGAACTTGCTAACCTCCTCAGCACAGAAATTCTTGCCGAAATCAACCGTGAAATCGTCAAGACCATTTACTTTGTTGCTAAGCCTGGTTCGCAACAAAGCGACCTCAATGCATTCGGCTCAGGTGGCGGTAGATACGATCTTGACGATGACTCTGATGGTCGTTGGTCTGCAGAACGTTTCCGTGGTCTCAGTTTCCAAATTGAGCGTGAATGCAACGCAATTGCCAAGGAAACACGTCGTGGCAAGGGTAACTTTGTAATCTGCGATAGCGATACCGCAGCAGCCCTAGCTATGTCTGGTTTCATGAGCTTAAGCCCAGCAATTGCACCACAGCTTAATGCTGATGACACTCAAAGCACCTTTGCTGGTATATTGAGTGGCAAGATTCGTGTTTACATTGATCCATATAGCCCACTTGGATACAACTTCTTCGTTGCTGGCTATAAGGGTGAATCGCCATATGATGCTGGATTGTTCTACTGCCCATACGTTCCGCTACAAATGGTACGTGCAGTTGATCCAAATACTTTCCAACCACGTATTGCCTTCAAGACCCGTTATGGAGTTGTTGCTAACCCATTCGTTCTCAACAGCAGCAATCAACCAGACGGTGAAACCCTCACATCAGGATTGAACCAATACTACCGCCTAACAAGCGTTCTCAACCTCCACGGTAACACCATCTGATAGACGGTTAAATTAACACTTCGAAAACCTCCCGAGTAATCGGGAGGTTTTTGTTTTACCATAAATATTTCTATGGCAACATGCTCATCAAACACGAATCCATTATACAATAGCTACTTCAGACTAATTTTTGGTCGTGGTACCAATCAAATGGAGCTTTTGTGCCAAAGAGCAAATTTACCAGGAATTGGAATTCCAGATCAGCCGCAGCCAACAACCCTTGGTACAACAATTCCAATTCCCACAATGGTGGCTAGTTTTGAAACTTTGTCGGTTGAATTTATTGTGGATTCAGATTTGACAAATTGGAAAAGTCTTTATTCTTGGATTCGTAATATTACAAATATTTCTAATGACACTGAACACAATTTAATTTATCAAGATTGGCATCATAGTGCAAATTTGTATTTATATGATCCCACTTCAAATTGTGAAATTTTAACTGCTAATTTTCATTACATAATTCCTGTGAAATTGAATGGAATAATGTTCCAGGCAGATAGTGCAGATGCAATAATACAAAAAACCACATGCACTTTTAAATATTCTTATTTTGATTTAAAAGTAAACGGCGAAGACGCTGTTCCTTCAGATTTAAAATCTTAAAGGTAATCTTCTGGATTATCTGACCAACTTTCCGGAGAGTCCGGTGGGCTGTCTGGTTTGTATGGTAGTTTCTTACTCTCTGGTTTGATTGCCTTGCGTTTCTTCCTCTTAGGTCGGGGTTTGGGCTCTGGTTCCTCGGAAGGGCTTATAGGGCTTTCTGCAACTGTCTCGTCACCCCAATTTTCATCATCTGGGTCGGATACAATTTCTACACCATCAAAATTATCAATAAGATCGTTGACAAAATTTACAAAATCATCGTTGTTAAACAAGTCATTTAACAATTGAAGCCCATTTTCAACTCCCATTTCTGATTCTGGTGGAAGCGAACTTATTATGCTTTTTGGATCGTTTTGCATTGCTATAAAATACATTTCATACATTTTTTCCAATTCTACAATTGGTTGTCCAATATATACCACTGTATTTCTACTCAATGATATTTCATGTCCTTTTATATTTGACAAATAATTTGTTAATTTAACATACTCGGACACAACATTATTTTCTCCACGAGAAAAATAATTTTCCAATTTGGCTGGAAGTTTAATAGTAATTTTGTCAGGCATTGCTTCGCTCACCAAACCAAGCAATTCTTCTCCAGAGGTAAGCTTTATCACTCGCAATACGCCCGAGAAAGAATTCTCAGGAAGTGAATCGGACATATGAATGTCCTCCCTTCCATATTATTTATCTTTTACAGGTCGTTGAACGTCATGGAACATATTTTATAATCAAACTTTTCTTTGTTGTATATTTTTATTCGTTCTTCAAAATGGCGAAATACATGGTTTTTGTAAGACAGCCAGGATAAATCGTCTGCGATATCGTATACTTTTAGTGTTTTTTTTGTCTTGGATACACGTAAACCACGCCCAATACTCTGCAGCAATCTTATTACCGATTTTGTAGGAGAAGCAAAAATAATATTATCGATGTTAACAATATTAATCCCAGCAGAGGTAGTGCCAAACGAGGCAACAAGGATCGCGTCTTTTTCTTTGTCAACAACTTTGCGGATGTATTCTCTTGTTTCTGCTTCTGTTTTTCCAGATATGAAATATACCGGTCTATTGCCAGCCTCTGCCTGTATGATAGTCTGTAATGGTTTTCCGTGTATTTCCACATAGTTGAATAGGATAAGGGTGTTTCCTTTTGTGTTGAGGGCAAGTTTTGAGATAAATTTGTTTCTTTGTTCATTTTGGACTATCCATTTAATTTCATCGGCATATTTTTGTTTTTTTAGAAATTGTCTTTCCTCTTCGGAATATTTAAGTAATATGCAATCTATACCAAGTTTTGCTAACAGTCCTTTACTCATAAGATTTTTGGTGTGTATAAATTGAATTGCAGGCCCTAAAATACCTTCAATACTCAGTCGATGTGCCTGTGTCTGTTGTAAAGTGCCCGTAGTTCCAATTCTAAACCACGCTTTACTTAGTTTTTGTCCAATAAAGTTTATTGATTCAGCTTTGGCTTGGTGACATTCATCAAAAAATACTGCGTCAAATTGATCAAACCATTGTTTGGGCAACTTGTATATTGATTGCCACGTCGAAACAACTATCTGCTTATTGGTTTCTTTGTCAACTCCAGCAGATATTTTATGTATATGTTTTTTACAAGACCAAGACTTATCTTGTGTAGAGTAGTCAAAAAAATCAGAATCCATTTGGTTTACCAAACCTACTGTTGGAACCAAAATTAGGATTTTGCGATCTATAGGTAATACCTTTTGCAGATATCTCACCAAGACGTATATAATAAGACTTTTGCCTGAGCCAGTTGGGGATATTAAAACCGAACGATGATTGTTCAATGCATGCAAAATACCCTGTTTTTGGTGGTCGTGCATCTGCACTGCCTGTTTGCGAACCGAAACCTTCAAGGAAGCGTAAAAATCCTGAAGTTGTTCCTGTGTTACACATAAAGAATTGTTAGATTCCTTTATATTTAACGTATATCCACGATCATTGCAAAATTTTTTTAAATAACTTTTTAAACCACGCGGTAATGTAGATGAAAGAATATCATATAAACGAATTTTTCCATCCCAAAGCCGTCGTTTGAACATGGGCATATATTGAGCCCCTGGAACCATAAATGAAAAATAATCTCTCAATTCTTGTTTGAGGGCTTTTTCGGTCTTTACATAATACCGAACTTCATCTATAGATTCTACATCAATATTCACTTAATATTTATATGATTCCATTCATCATTTTTTGCCAATCTATTGCCGACTTAATCATAAAATTTCTATTATGAAGAGCTTTTAAAAAATCTTCGATCATTCGAAGTTTGACTTCATTAAGTGTAATTTTAGATTTAATCTCTATTACTTTGGGGTCTGCTTCGATAAACTGTTCTACATCGCTTTTTAGCAAAGTTAAATCCGATTGTTCTTCATTCCATGATTCCAATTCTTCTTGAGAAGCCTTTCCAGTGTATATTTTCCATTTACGAAGTTTTAATATGGCCAAATCATGCTGCTGTTTAGCCAAAAGTAATTTAACATCTGCAAGTATTGTTAAATACTTGGAGTGTATTTGAGGTATCTTAAGAGACTCTATACCTAACTCTGTAGAGTCTATTTGAGAGTCTTTAGTAATAAGTTCTTTAAGGTTTTCTAAATTCATTTTTTAAGATTTATTTTAAAGTGTCTTTAGTAATAGTCAAATAAATATATTTGACTTTATAATTTGATATTCTATAATAATTGCAAGATCTTATGATTCCAAAAATTATACACCAAATTTGGTTGGGAGACCAATCAAAACGACCAAATTCTTTAATCCAAACATGGAAAGAAAAAAATCCATCTTGGCAACACAAACTTTGGACAGACGATAATATACCAGAATTAATTTGTAAAAAACAATTTGATGACTGTCCATCGTTACCCGGTAAAGCTGATATACTCCGGTATCAACTGTTGTACAACGAAGGAGGATTTTTTATTGACGCAGATTCTGAGTGTGTAAATCCCCTTGATGATTTTTTAACAAATAATCATTGTTTCTGTTGTTGGGAAAACGAACAGGTACGAAGAGGATTGATGGCAAATGGCTATTTGGCTTGCGAACCAAATTGCAATTTAATGGAGGTGTTAAACCAACATATTTCTCAATTGCCACACATGAATTATCCATCTTTAGCAACTTGGGAAATTACAGGACCTCTTTTATTGACAAATATAGTTTATAGATTAAAATATCCTATGACGGTTTATCCTAGTTGGTATTTTATACCTCGCCATTACAGTGGAGTCGAATACAGCGGATCTGGTAAAATATATGCCAAACAATATTGGGGAACCACACCAAACAGTGGTTATGATTACTAATGTCTAGCATTTCAGTTATTTTAAATTCTTATAAACGCACCAGATGGTTTGATGAACAATTGCAAGCTATTAAAAATCAGTCAATTGCTCCTTCAGAAATATTTGTTTGGCAAAACAAATCTGATGCGGATCCAATAGACCAATCTAAAAAAAATGAAGTAATTTTTGTTGATTGTAATCAAAATTTAGGAGTTTGGGCAAGATTTAGTTTAGCTTTAAATTGTAGATCAGATTATATTGCTATTTTTGATGATGATACGATTCCGGGATCTGATTGGTTAAAAAATTGCATTGATACATATCAAACACATCCGGGTTTACTTGGCACCGTTGGAGTAATTTTTGGAGATCAATATTATAGTTGGAATAAATTGCATAGACTTGGTTGGTGCAATCCAAATGAAACAACTCAACAAGTAGATATTGTGGGTCACTGTTGGTTTTTTCATAGAGATTTATTACCTATTTTTTGGCGAGAACTGCCTCCGCAAAATTATCTTCCTATTGTTGGGGAAGATATACATTTTGCAAAAATGATTCAAAAATATACCGATTATCACGTATGGGTTCCACCGCATCCAAAAGACAAAATGGATATGTGGGGGAGTATTAAAGGAGAACCATATGGAACAAGCAATGAAGGTATTTCCATGAATTTATATCAATGGGGTTCGATGAGAGTATCTGCTGGTCAGATGATGGGATTTGAATTATCTAGAGCAGTGGATAATGGATTTAAACTTTTACAGGCTTAATCAATGATATCCATATTTTATGGAACTCGCCCCGAATATTTAAAATTACATCTTTTATATATTAAATTGAAAGAAAACAATTTTAATGTTGAATTAGTTAAAGTTAAACAACATACATCTTTGATTGATTCTTGTTACTATGATAGAGAAATAGAAATAGCAAACAATAATAATAGGTTAAATGGAATAATTCAATCTTGTTTAGATGATATTTTTAATAATACTACAGTATCAGTAGTTCAGGGAGACACTGCTACAGCATTTGCTATTGCTTTAAATTCATTTAATTCTTCTATTCCTATAATTCATATAGAAGCTGGATTAAGAACATATGATAAAAATAACCCATTTCCAGAAGAAACTTATAGAAAATGCATAAGTTCTATGGCAGATATTCATTTTTGTGTTTCAGAATTGAATGTTCAAAACCTAAAACGAGAAGGAATTGAACAAAATGTATTTGTTGTGGGCAATACCGTGTTAGATAATTTAACTAAAGATGGTATTGAGTATACTAATAATGTTTTGTGTACACTACATAGACGAGAAAACCAATATAAACTTATTGATTGGTTAGACCAGATAAATAAATTTGCAGAACAAGAAAATAAACTAAATTTTATTTTTATAGTTCATCCCAACAGCAAAAAAACAATAGATAAAAATAAATATAAAAACATAAATTTTATAGATCCAATTCCATATAATGAGTTGATCAATATTCTTAAAAAAACTAAATTTATAGTAACTGATAGCGGTGGTCTTCAGGAAGAAGCTTCGTTTTTTAATAAAAAAATTGTAATATGCAGAAAAACGACAGAAAGACCAGAGGGATTGGGTACATTTGGATTCTTGTGTGGAGAACCGAGTCATTTAATATCATTGTTAATATCAGTAAATGATAATCATGAAGTCCATGATGTATGCCCATATGGTGATGGAAAAGCCACAGATTATATTGTATCTAAAATAAAAAATTTATATCCACAGGAAAAATTATGAAAAATTTTACGCAAGAATTTGAAAAATATAAAAAAATGATTGAAGATAAAACTCCATTTGCCTTTAGTCGATGGGCTGATGGAGAGTTGTGGATCCTTCAAAATAGATCGTATACATTAAGCCCAACTTCTTATGGCTATATTTTTCCAGAAGACCAAAAAGAGTTTGATGCAACAACACATCAATTTCATAGAAAAAAATTATGGGATGCTTTTAAATATGGCTCACCCACATACCATATTGGGATAACTACAGGATCTGATGCCAATCTGCATGGATTTTCTCCAAGAGATTGGATGATTCAAAATAGTGGATCAAATATTGAACAAATTACATTTGCAAATCTTTGGATAAATTCAAATTATAAAA